ATAAGGAAATACTCCTAGTATAGTATCTGTAGAACCTGAAGGTTTAACAGCACTATCACCACCAAACTTAGCAAAACCACTTACTCTTCTGTAGCCTCCTTTTACAGAAACTTCAAAATTTTGTAATTCTGTTGCTACTCCGGGAGTTCTTACTAAATCTAAAGCATTAGAAGCAGTAACTAATCCTCCATCACAAGCAACTGCATAAGGTTGTGAACGAGCCATAATTAAAAATAAGTTCTATCGTCTGTCATAAATTTAGGAGCAGGATTTATTAAATTTGACTTCATGTATTTCATAGCTTTTTTATAATCCTCTAAAGCAAATGCTGCTTGTTGAGGAGATTCTTTAAATTGCCAAATGTAATATCTTGCTCTTGAAGTTATAACATTACTATACTGTTCTGGTAATACTATGGTGTCGTCATGTGCTGATAAAGCTGTGGGTTTTGTAAAGGCATAAAAATGCACATTATAAACTTTATCAGGTATCGGACTTAATCCAAATTTTCTATTATCTGGAGACTTAATTACAAATTTAGGTTCTCCAAACTGCTGATTACCAGCATCATCTTCGTTTTCGCTATCTCTGTAGTATCTTCTCCATTCATTAAGATTTACAAATCGTAATCCTTTTGAAATAAAAGGAGCTGATTCTCCAGAAACATTTATTGTTGTTAGGTAAAAATCATCCCAATCTATTGAGGCAAAGTCAGTTGTTAAACTTGAGCTACTAGAATTTAATAAATACCATCTAGTTCCTGCTACTGTAGCAACTGTAGTATTGCCATAAAAAGGGTCTGTACTACCACTTACTCCAGCTGAAAAAAAAGGTAACTGTGGTTCTTGATTAGCAATATCAAATATAGATTTATTTATTGCATCTTTAACAAATGCTTGAAAGCCTACTGCTCCTGAAAAGTTAGCAGAAGTAAGAGGAACTTCATTAAGTTCTCTTAACAATTCATTTGTTAAACCAAGATATGTTGTTGCCATTACTTTTTCTTTTTATTATTAGCCTTTAAAGACCTTTCTAAAATCTTAGCTTGACCAGCATGACTTTTAGAAGCTTTCTTTAATGCAGCTATTAATTTTTTTGTTTGTGCTTCACTTAACATTTTATTTACTGTGTACCTTTTGTATTGCAAAATTTGCCATTAAACTTGCACCTTTATGTGGTACAAATTTACCTTTATGTTTCATTAATTTAAAGTTACCATTTTTTTGTTTCATCCAATGATAACCTTTAGGTGCTTTAACTTTCATTATTTATCTTCTTTTGATTTTAATGATTCGTTGTAACCAACTCTTCTATTACAATCTTTTTCCATATCAGATATTGATGAATAGTCTCCAGATTTTTTAGATTCGCCACCATGTCCTTTAGGCATTCTATACATATTGCCACCACCCACCATAGCTTCTCTACCATAAGCCATTGGTTTTCTTTTTTTATCTTTGTCATACATATTATTCTCCTTAAAAAAATGGAAGGGTCCGAAGACCCCTCCTAACTATTTCTAGTCTATTGCGTAAAATGCTGAAACTAATGCTTCAGGTCTTAGGACTTTTACTCCATAAACATGCAATCCTCTAACAATATCACCAAATGAATCTGGGTCTCTTAAGACCTCAGTTGAGATAATTGTTTGAGCAGTTGCACATGAAGAAATATGTCCAGCTAACACTTTACCACTTGCTGTAGAAGCAGCAGCAATATTGTTAGATTTGTACATATTAAATCCTCTCAACATTCCACTAGAAACTAAACCATTTCTAATAGAACCTTGACCTGCGTTAAAGTCAACACTTAATAACTTAGAACCAGATTGAGACAGTTGCTCATAAAAACTTGGAGGAGCAACAAACCATCTACCTTCTTCAGGTACATTTTGCTCGTCAAGTAATCTAGCCATGAAAGCCATAACATCTAATGGGTCTGTTCCTGTTCCATCAGAACCTGTAAGGTCGATAGAATTAGAACCACCTTGATGCTGACCCATTGTTTGTGTAGCTGCTGATGCATCTGCACCTAAAATGTGGTCTGGGCTTGAAGATGAAACACCACTAAACATTGATGCTAATACTGCTGAGTCAAAAGAATCTCTTAGAGCATAAGCTGCTGATGATGTTGCCACCTCTTTAAAGTTAACATGTGACATTTTGCTTTCAATATCATCTACGATGAATTTAAAAGCTTTTGCTGAATCAACAACCAAAGATGTTTCTTGGTCTGTTAATTTTGTTGCACTAGGGTCACTACCTCTGGTGTAATCTGATACACTAATTTCAGGTTCTTTGATAATTAGTACAGAGTCACCAAAGTTTGAAATTTCTCCGGAGTAATCGGTATTTGTAATAGCTTCTGCTACACTCGCCTTTCTGAAAAAGTTTAATACTTTAGCAGAATAAATTTGAGGTAAAAAGAAACTATTAGCCTGACCACTCACAGAGTTACCGAAGTTTGCATTTGTATCTGGACTAGGTTCAAAATACTGTGCCATTTTTTCGTCCCTCCTTTGGGTTAAAAATTAAGTTAATCTAATTAATTCTTCCTTCATCCCAAGCTTTGTCGATTTCTTTTTCAAGTCTATCGAACTCTTCTGGAGATAATGAAAGAATCTCCTTTTGTGTCCAAATCTTTGCTTCTTTTGGCTCGACATTAGTTGTCTTAGTAGACACCATATCGG